TCATTTGTTGCTCTGGTAGTAGCTTCAGAAACAATAGCTGCTGTATTAGCTGCGATACGACTGTCATCAGTAGCTACCCAAGCAGTGCCTGAGTAGCGGTATGCTTTGTTGTTATCATCAGTATCAAACCACAAGTCACCTGTAAGCATGCCCGTATTTGGTTCTGTTGTTTGGCTGTAATTTTTATTTTTACCTGCAACAGTAGACGTCAAAGCAGTTACAGTAGAGCTTATTGCTGTATCGGCTGAAGAACGAGTAGTAGCCTCCGAAGTAATTAACGCTCTAACAGCAGTATCATTAGTATTTATTGTGGATGTAAGGGTAGTAACTGTGTTACTCAAAGCAGTATCTGCATTAGCTCTTGTGGTGGCTTCAGTTGTAATTAAAGCTTGTACAGAGGTGTCATTACTTGTTACTGTTGAAGTAAGCGCAGAAATAGAACTTGCTAATGCAGTATCTGCTGTACCTCTTGTTGTTGCTTCATTAACTATTAACCCACGCACGGTTGTATCATTTGAGTTAACAGTTGATGTTAACGCAGTAACCGTGTTACTTATAGCAGTATCAGCCGTAGAACGAGTAGTGGCTTCCGTTGAAATTAAAGAATTTACAGCAGTGTCATTGTTAGTTACTGTTGAAGTAAGTGTAGCAATAGAGGTACTTAACGCAGTATCTGCAGTGGCCCTTGTAGTAGCTTCTGAGGTAACAGCAGCTGCAGCGTTAGTTCTGTCTGTGTTAACTGTAGAAGTTAATGCTGTAACAGAAGTGCTCAGGGCAGTATCTGCAGTAGCCCTTGTAGTAGCTTCGGCAACAATTGCTGCATTAGTATTGGTAAGATTAGTATTTACCGTTGATTGCAAAGTAGTAACAGTGTTGCTTATAGCAGTATCGGCTGTGGCCCTTGTAGTGGCTTCAGTAGAGATAGCAGCAGCATTAGTTGCAAGGCTACTGTTGATAGTTGTTATTTGGCTGGCAATAGCAGCGTCTTCGCTGACTCTGGCAGATGTTTCAGTTGTGATAGCTGCTGCATTAGTTGCAATACGTGTGTCGTCTGTTGCAACCCAAGCTGAACCTGAATATCGGTATGCCTTGTTATTGTCATCTGTGTCAAACCACAAGTCACCTGTAACTAAATCTGCTGAAGGAGCACTAGTCTGACTATAACTTTTATTTTTAGCATTTGCAATAGCAGCTACAGTTGTAATATTATTAGCATTAGCAGTATCAGCTGTAGCTCTGGTTGATGCCTCGCTTGATATAGCAGCAGTAAGTGTACTGTTGTTAGTAGATACTGTTGATGCTAAAGTCGTTCTGGAGGTAACCTCTGCAGCTAATCCACCTTCTGTAGTTGTTACACGAGTATCAAGGCTTGTAATTTGAGCAGCTTGAGCAGCTACTGCTTCACCAAGAGAAGCGTAATCACCAATCTTTTGCCAGTAAGTTGTATTAGTTGGTAAATTACCTGTTGTTGTAGACAATGCTCTGTACAAACCACCACTATATTTTACAATAGCGCTGGCAGCATACGTTGTTGCATTGTTGTAATCAGGTGTACCCGACAATGTTGCAACATCTGCTTGTATAGTTGAAATTTGAGCATCAATAGTAGCTACATTAGCAAGCCTTGCATTAGTTTCAGTAAGAATATCTGTTTGGCGAGTATTTGCTTCAGCAGCAACTGCAGCGGCTCTGGCTGCAGCTTCTTGTGCAACCTTATAAGAAACACTTCCTACTACCGCACCATCCGCATCAATCAAATTAATTCTTGTACCTAAATCTGCATACAATTGAGACTGAGTAATAGAACCTGTCAAGGCAGCAAGCATAGCTGCTACTCCTGTAACAGCAGAGTCACCATTATTAATAACACTAATAGGTACAATCAAAACATCTAAATCAATTGCTGTACCCGGATCTATAGCCCAAGTACCTCCTGCTGGTTTTACTTCTCCTGTGTAAAATTTAATTAATCTGCCGCCAAGGTTTGAATAAAACAAAAACTTAGTAGTAGAAAATCCAGTTGTAGCATACCAAGTATAATCAGCGGGATTTACACTTTCAGTAGTTGAAGCTGAATTGTATATTCCCCAGTAAATTTTATTAGTTGGTACATTTGATAACCCAGTTCCAACGTTATCTGTTGCATACTTAATGTGTATATACCTGTTAACGTATGGTATACCTACTATTGGGTCAGTAGATACATTAGTTGAACTTGTAGAGGTAGCTGTTGATGACGAAGTTGCTTCTGCGTTGCCTAAATAAATTTGATAAAGAAAATAGTCTAACGCTTCATTACCTGTAATTGGCGGGTTAATCATTTTACCTCCTGTCTGCTGGTCTGGCGTCTATTGCAAATGTTGCAAGTCTCCAATAATCAGTTGCTGTTATTCGGTAATTCATTACCCTACCATTAACTCGTGGATCTACTTTGTAGCCCTGTGATTTTTGATTGTTAGGTAGAAATGTAAATGTGTCTTTAAGATCAGGATCATCAACTGATAAATCAACGTTATCAACATAATTATTTTGCCCGACTACCCTAATAATTATATTAGAGTCCCCTGGTACTTGATCAAAGATAGGGTAAATTGCAGTAATAATTGAGCTGCCAGTAACGTCACCTGTATTCAGTTTTTTCTTTTCAAGGTAGGAAGAATAGGCAGCAAGTGCAGTACCATTCCACATAAGATAATTACTATCTGTTACCAGCGTTTGCGTGGTAGTAGTTGTCATATACAAAACTTCTTTGGCATACTGAAACGTTGAACCAACATTTTTAGGGCCAAGGAAAGCGTAAGTATTGTTTACCAGTGATCGCTTAGACCATGTATTATTTTTGTATTGATAAATAAGTGCTTCAGTACATACTGTTGCGCTACCTTTAGGGTAGCAGATCCAAATTTCTTTGTTGTAAATATTCTTGACAACATACACCTTATCTAGATAACTCTTATTAAGGTTATCAAAGAAATAACTTTTAATTCTAAACTCAGCAAGTGATTGAATACTGCCTGAACCATTATGGGCGTAGATGTCATTCTTATCAACAACAAAATGGAACCCATCAAATTCACATACACAGTCTGTGTTTAAAATACCATAAGACTTGGAATAGTTTATTACCCGAGTAGCAACCCCAATAGATAAAATACTGATACTGTCTGACGAATAAACAAACATGTTGCCTTTAAGATCCAGCATATCTAGAATAGGGCTTGTTGAGCTGATTTCAAATTCATCTGCTGTGTCGGTAGTTAATCCGGGAAGCCATACATTAGGAATAGCACCTGTCCCTGCCTGTACCGATATTCGGATAGTACCCGGAGCACTGGTTACGGTTGACCCTTCTGTAATAGACAGATTAGCTGCTACCAATGAGTAATTAAGAGACTTAACAACTTTAGCAGTTACAGTCAGGCCTTCTGTATAGTTCCACCCGGGTAATGGCTGGAAGGTTGTTCCTGCTACCGGATCACCATACAAACAATATAACGGTGTTGATTTACCATTATTAATGACAACGCTGTATCCGCCATTAAATAGTGTAGCCTGCCAATCACTGCTTGAGTACTGATCAGCTGCAGAGTTAAGCATAACAGATGAATTACCCGCTGCATCTACTCTGACTGCGTTACCATTTCGAATAAAAATGTTATACCCTTGGTCAGGCCGCTTCCAATGAATACCAAAGTCAGGAGCTACTGTAACCGTACGGCCCAATGCTTCTCCTGTAATTGTTTCTGCTGCATTGTTATTGAACCGCACATTCAAGCAGTCGGTGAATGTGTTCATAGGGACTAACATAGCAGGGAGGTCTGTGTTCAAACCCCCTTGCCCTAAATCTTTTATTTGCTCTGCCATGTTACTCCTTTAATATTTAAATACCTTCCCTGTAGAACATCTTAACAAGATCACCACAGATGTCTGACCGGACAACATCATCCAGCCCAAATTCAACAACAGGGATATCAATGCTATTCCTGTTACACATTTCTACAAAGCGCATAATAGCGCTGCCACTACCAACGTCTGACTGGGAGGCATCACCCGAAAGAACCATTTTACTATTTTCGCCCATGCGAGTTGTAATTGCTTTCAGTTCTTCCATTGTAAAGTTCTGTACTTCTTCTACCAGCACTAACGATCGTTCAAATGATCTACCCCTGATAACTTCAAGGGGAACCATCTGAATAGCTTTCTTAGAAAACAAGTAGTCATACTTAGGTACCCCCAACTGTCTGTTCAGAACACTTGTCACGGGCATAAGCCAAGGTGCAAGCTTCTCTTCAACAGTACCGGGAAACATGCCCAATGAAGTACCAACACCTACATTAGCTCTGCTCAGGATAATGTAATCATATTTCCCTGACAAGAATAATTGCGCTACCTTTGAAGCACTGATAAACGTTTTACCAGTACCTGCAGGGCCAATAGCAATTGTAATAGGGAATTTATGAATTGCATCAAGCAGTAATTGTTGTGTTTTGTTTTTTGGATTGATATGAAATGAACGGTCTTGAGAAATTCGTTCTTGTTGTTGTTTTTGATTTCTTTTCAAAATGATCCCTTAAAATAATAAACATTCTGCTTGTCTGCGCAGCTCAAGCCCTTTCAGAACTTTACCACCACCTCGTGTCCAGAGCATTAATTGTTCTTTACTTCCTTCCCAATCTTGGGAATTTATTTTACGCCTAAGGGTAGACGATTTTAACCTACCAACACCAAGGTTGTAAGTGAAGTCAACAATAGCATTAAGTTTATCTTCTGATTCAATTAAACGGGGGCATAGACTTAGTACGCCCGGTAAATAGGTATATTGTAGCTCATGCATCAATAACTCTTTTGCTTGCACAACAGAGATAG